TAGAAGTTCCAACGGTCTGCTCGTAACCATATTCCTCCTACAATCATTACGCTCGGGTAATTAGTCCGAGGATGCTATCAACTATTGCGACTCCAAAGGAAGCAGTGTCAGATTCACCTGAACCTGAGTAGAACCGCCCGAAAGGTTGGTCACTGCGATGTACAGGTTCGTCGTCTGGGGCGTGTTCGAATTTGCCCCCACCCGATTCTGCCAATTCCAAATATAAGGGGCCGTGTCTAGTACCAAATCCGTAATCAGATTATTTCCAAGTTCAGCAGCCAATGGCGCATATTTTGGTCGGCTAGCATCCGCTGCCATGGCAATCGAACTGCCATATATCCGAATTTCACACGGCCCTGTAGCAGTACACGTAATCAGTTGAAAGGATTTCGCCGTAAGATTCAACACCCCATAACTGGTATTTCCAGAATTCAACAAGGGTGTCACATACGTTATAGTTTGAGCCTTCAAACTCGTGGGCGCGCTTGTACTAGCGCCCGATGACGGTGCACTTACGACCGTAGTATTATTTACTGTAGACCCACTCCCAGAACCCGTAACGGTAGACGGAAGAGGAAGAAGTCTACGACGAGGGACGTTTGCATCCCCATCATTAAACTGGCGTAATGTATCCGGCCCTGCTGCTGTCGGTGGGATCGGGCTTCTAATCCACGGATTGACTTTGAAACTATTAGTCTGGCCCGGTACTGTTACCGGCGTGAGAGCCAACGGGGGTACCGCAGGGACAAACCCCGCTGGGCTATCTTTTCTGAGCGTATCTGATAAAGCTGGCATTATTGCTCCACCTCATAGGCTCCCCACAATGAGAAGCTCTGTAATTCATTGGGGGCGTTCTCTGATGGCCATTGCACCATTAACTGAAGATGTCTGCAATAAGCTGCTTCGTCAGGATCATCCGACAGATAGAATCTCTGTGAAAGAATCGACTTGCTTGGCTTCAATGTCGGCGGGTCATATTCCCACTTCTTGAGAATGTCGAACGATCCCTTATAGTACGGAAGGGCTTCATCTACAAGCAAGCCGATTACCATAGGAGAACCAACGTTTACGGAATCAGTAGTAATGAATCCAACCTTGGCCACTTGTCCGGGCAGCGCGAGTATGTACGATCCGAATACTGCATATGCAGGGTACGGAACGCCTACAGAACTGAGCGATACTTCATCAGTATTAGCATTCAAATACCGATACAGTATGTTTCCGGCATTCGATCCTATCAAAAGGTTGTGTACGCCCGGAGATGTTTGAACCGATGCAATCGCACCTATTCCGCCTTGGATAGTAGAAAACGGACTCCAGCATATCCCACTTTCGGGAGATGGCGTGTTAATCAGTTTATACCAACCAAATTGGCCGTCACCGACGAACCATCCTTGATCTTCACCATTAGTATACCATGCGACATATACTTTTGTAGTATCCCAAGAGGTGCCCGGTTTCCCGTTATTCTGGCGGAATTGATCGCCAATGGGATAGCCGACATAGCTAAGTCCCGCGCTGGGGTCTAGGATTACGAACTGTTTATCGGTCGTAAAGAATCCAATCAACGTCCCATCGATGTCCAGTGCGTTGTAATTCGCCAACCCAACACCCTGTAAATATGGAACCGCAGGGAGGATTGGGGAATTAGTCGTCCCGTTTCCTCCGATTATGTATATATCCGAGATCGTCAAAACTAGTATACCTATGGAGAGTGGGACGAGCCGGACTACACGAGACGGTAGTACATCACTGCTCAGAGGACCCGTACCTGTGCCGTTTCCTGACGGACTGGATGATCCAGACGTATAGTATACAGTATTCCCAATGCTATAAAATCCTCTACCTAAATGGTAGGTCAGATTGGCAACGCCGGGAAGCGGTGGAGTATTCTCGCCCGCCTGTGCACCTTCGATCAATTCATCGAGATCGATATCGGGGGTTGTGTCGATATACCCATTCTGGATATATTGCGTAAGTGGAACCGTCCAATATGAGTTCCCGAGACCCGGAATGAGTAGCGGGATAGACCCGCCATCCGTAGACCTAAATATCGCCACGTAATCTGCCTGTGGATCAATTACCGCAGGAAGACCCGATCCCGCTGGAATTGTAATATTACCATTCGTAATCGGTCCTGTACCGAGACTGACCGGACTTACGTTGGATACGGTGTTGTCGAGCGTGTTTACGAGCGCAATCCAGTACAGCCATCCTTGCGCGGATGTCGCGGAAATCTCGCCTAACCCCGGAGTAATTGGGGGAATTGAGCCTAGATTAAGCCATTGCAACGGCATCTGATCGGCGGTAAGACTACCTTTAAGTGTTTGCCATGTTGGAGGAGTAGCGCCCGAAACTCCAGTTTCATACGACATCTCTTCGTTACTATTAGAGTCGATTACTGTCACGTCAGGTAGAGTCACTGGAGTGAGATTCTGGACCGCAAAATCTGTCACAGGCCCGAGATTGTACCATTTCAACTGATCCCCGTTAACCGGCCCTGAACTAGAAACTGCCCCTATTAAAGATGCAGGAGAAGGGTTAGGAGACGCATTGTCATCAAGGACGCCCGGATACGTAAACTGCGGGGCAGAAAGAAGATTCCATGATGCGCTTCCAAACGTAGGCGGATTCGTAACCGTTTCGAACCATGGCTGCGTCGTAGCAGATTCTGGAACAATCTGAGAACCATTCGCCGTAACTATAAATGCGTTACGCGGATGAGCTTCACTTCCGTATGCACGAGCATAGTCGAACTCAATGCCGTATACGCCTGCGGTCGGAAAGTTAATCAAAGCGGTATAGCTACAAAAGTATTCATTGCCGGGACCGTTTACTCCCGCAAGAATTGGATATCCATTCCATGCGGTAAGTGTTCTTGTTCCCATGTGCGCGAGATTGGATTCCCCATTCTGTTGAGAACCAGAAGAAGGAGTCTGTGTAAAGCTGACTAACGTCGCTCCCGATGCGGCATCCACTCCAAAGTAGCATGTGCTATTCGCCGTATAATTGAATGCGACAGTCATATTGTCAACAGGAATTCGTATCTTTCCATATTGGCAAAATTCAAACCCTGCCGATTGACTAGGCATACCAGGCCAAGGTTCAGTCTGTGTCGCTGCGTTAACCTCTCCCGCACTATTCATCGTGGGAACTTGCATAGGGGTCTGAAGCCCATTAGTCGAGAAATAGTCCCAGAGTATAGATGTAATCCCTGTTGCAGAAGCCGTAGGTATCGCAGGAGTCGATGTCCCATACAATACAGGAGCGCCAACTGTACCACTGTAATTCAGATCGAATGCGCCTGCGTGCGTACCGTCATCACTTACTTGGGAATTGGAGTGATTAAAGAATTGACACGTCCATCCGATATGGCCTGTTGTACCCCCGCCATACGTACATGAGATCGGAACGTTAATGTTATTCGCGGGAATGTTCTTTTGGAGCATGAACAGATTGCCCGCTGCAATTACGAATTGGCCTGTATACCAATCGGGTAGAAATGCACCGTCTTCAGGCGTTGCCGTCGGCCATGGATACGCACCTGAGTACGTGCCTTCTTTTACAGCTGTATGAGCCGCCCAAGTATCTTGTGAGGCTAGTACCGTTCCGACGTTCTTGAATACCGCAGTACCGCTGGTAACCGGTTGCCCGAGTGCAGGAGTAGGATATGCCAGAAATGGCGCAGCAGTCGATCCAGTAGTACCCGCAGTTGTAACCTGCCAGATGTTATTGTTGCTGTCGATGAACACACCGGGGGCGGAATAGTATGTATTCGCCCGCCATCCGACGGTAGTCGAGTTTATGTCCGAAGTCGTAACAGGAGCGTTCGGTGCGGCAATTCCCCAATTCTCAACAGTAGAGCCTCTGTTTATCCAGAGCACATTCCCATCAAGAACCAAATTCCCGCCATTCGTAACCGAAGCACCATAAAGTGAATTCGTAACGGAAACGTAACTTGTTCCCCACATCGGCTGTGTGCTTCCAGTCTCGGCGACTATAGGAGTCGTTCCGATTTGCTGAATCCATCCTGTATCCGCTGCGGATGAATAATCTGCATGATGTACAGCGGCAGTAAACGTCCATGTTCCTGAACCCGCTACATATGGAGTTTGGGCCGTAACAATAAGCCCATTCAGCCAAGTCTCGGTCGAGAGCCCCCAAAGCATGAAGGACGAACCCAGACCCGAGGCTTTCAAAGGATAGCTGGTAGTGTCAGCATTCGGAGCAGCCATGTTGATGGTAAGCGTAAGCACATTGGACGCTACCGCGACGTTTGTAATAGTACCGGCTGCAATACCGATGAGCTGCTGAATCTGTTGAGTGTTCGAAGTCGGAGAAGTCGTTCCCGTCAGCATATACGTAGTGAAGAACGGATACGTTCCCGCGAGCCCATTTGATCCTTGAAACTGGAAATTCGGTGCCCATTCGATTAGGGACTGTAGCCACTTCTTGTTATCTACGCCATTCGAGAAATACAATTCATTCCCGATGGCTTGCATGTATGTCTGGCCAGTGACCGCCGCGTCAGTAAATACATTCTGTTTTACACCGTTCAGGGATGCACTAAGCGATCCCTGCTCGGCGACCATGGTAAAAATCTCTTCGAGAATAAGACCGAAGGCATCTGCGGCAGCTTTATTTACCGGAAACTCGTAGAAGGATTGAATGCCTGTATACGTATTGGTATCGAACGATGTAGTACCCGGTCTACGGATTAAAGTAAGCCGATTGGAAACTTCGACATTCGACCCGGCGATCATTACGTCACCGTACGATAGCTTATAGAACTGCTCGTACATGCTGGGAAGAGAACCGCGCAACGGCGAACGATTGGTATACAACCCCGAGAAGATTCTCCCAGTATAGATCGCGGCATACTTTGGTTGTTTCTGCGGTTGACCACCCGCGCCTTGAATCTGTGACATGCTACTCCTTACGGCGTCGTATCCTCTAGATACATGTATTCTGTGATGAACGTGCTGACCATCGTGTTACCAGTAACCGGGACATTTGCATTATTACAAAACCACATCTGCTGAGTACTCGTCGGAATGCCGGTAGTAATGGTCTTAGTCCCAAGCACTACTCCATCGATTATAGGAGTCAACACCCCACCGGACAAGGTAAACTCCAAAGTATGTCGAACTCCACTACCTACGGGTATGAGGGTATCGACTGGCGTTGGACTACCATTAACATCCGCTATGAGCAAAAAATTGCCGGGGCCAGCGACGGTAACGTTGATGATAAATCCGATACAATCTGTACCCGGATACAGAATATCCCCAATAGACCCTCCCCAAACATTGACAGTACCGATAAACCACATACCATAACCTGAAGTCACGGTTACCTGAGCCGTAGTCTTGAACTTCAACCCATGAGCAGGGAGAGCCCATGAAAATGACGGTTCTTGCAAGTACGAAAGACTGTTATTAGTTGCATTAAATCTACAACCCCATCCGTTACTGGCGCTCGGAGAAATTAATGTTGCAGCATTGTTAGCACTATAACCTATACTCTGGACGGGGATCGAATTCATGAAAGGGGGTACTATTGAACTCGGGCATACCTGAAAAAAATGAAATACGGATACATCTGGTGACGGGAGTGATGCGGGAGCCAAAGGTGCAGTATTGTTTACTTTAACATCCCCTGATCCATCCTGAGTAATATGTATATTCGTCCCATCTACAAGATTCAAAAGTGCTTGATCACCATTAAGGATACTATTGGTCTTTAGGGTAGGCCCGCTAGGTATAGATGCCGAGGCTGAAACTCTCCCACCTCCATTATCTGTAAATGTTACGTTGCCCGTATTTACCAAATCAAGGACCGTAGATGAACTCAGCGGAGACCCCTCTACTTCCACCCCAATTCCCGCTTGAAGTGATGGAAACCAACTAATTACCTGATTCGGAACCCATGTACCTAGATCAAACGTTCCCGTACCTTCAATTTGCTGGTTATTAGGCCCGAAGGCGATTTGACCTTCAGAAGTATACCCGGTCACCGTGTAATAGCTGTTTATAGGTAACATTACATCATTACCCCACACAAATATTCCCGGTGAGGAAACTACATCTCCAAAAGCATCAAGAGGAACAGTGATAGTAATTCCCGCACAAATTTGGAAATCATTTACTGATTCATCATTATTAAGTACCATCTTTAGATAACCATCGCTAAGGAGGTTACCTTGGCTATCTTGGAAGTGTCCACCTGTCAACTGTACCATTGCACTCATAATTTTCCTATGGGGTCAATACGACCAAATCCTCTTCGTACGCTAACTGTCCATCTGCGGTATATGCCCGTACCCTATACGTAGTATCGGGAGATATGGCATCTGAAGTCATCTGGTCACTCGGCCAAAGAAAACCTACAAGATTCCCGTTTACGTCTAGTGTGAAACTCGTAAGAATGCCCGCACTAATCTGCTGTCCATTTATCGTCATGGCATCAGTATTCAATCGAAAGGTAACCGTACCATATGACAAGGGATTGCCGGATGCATCTTGAAAATTGTATAGGACTGGAATTTTCGAAGAAACGTATGTATATCCATTCGTAAGGGTTGCCGTACCTGCTGATTCCTGTACGATTACATTTACGGTCTCTGGAAAGTGTACTGGCGTTACGCACGTAATCTCTGTCAGAGAGACGACTACCACATCAGTTGCGGCAACGCCGCCAAAAGATACAATAACCCCGGATGTAAAATTTGTTCCCGTAATCGTTACTGAAGCTCCGCCTGAAGACGGCCCACTGTTTGATACTATGCTAGTAATCGTAGGCACAGGATTCGGAGTATGAAACGCTACAGCTACACAGGACCAATAAGGTGATCCACCCGGTCCATCAGACGATACACCAAATAACGTAGGAATACTACCCGCCGCTTGGCTCAATATGTATTGAATCGTATATCCCGTATATCCAGAACCCGGAGCGAAATAAGACCCATCAGCCGTATATGAAGCGACGAGGATAAAATCTGTAGCACTTGTTACTAGATTTGCAGTATGAGCGGACGGAGTTCCTGTACCCGTCCCTGTCGCGCTAGTGTCTACCGTCCCCGCAAGTCCAGTCATTTCGTATAATTCTATTTGAACGGCAAGGGTATTACAAGTAGTCGGTGCTGTCGTGACAGTGACCGAAGTATGTGTAGTCGTCGCAAGAGCGGGGGCGTTCGCGCAAACATAGATCGCTACTGCACTTCCATAGGTCTTAATACCAGTAAATACACCCTCATTACCAATTCCGTTGATCAAGGTCCATGTCAATCCGGGGGTAGTAGGCGTATTTATCGTCGGTATAGGGACTGCACCAGTGTTTAGTAAATCTCTTACTGAAACTACGCAGATGAGGGTATTATCTAAAAGTGTTGAACTAGAAAATGGACTGCTGGAGTTATCAAGTGTCGCACTACTAACGCTACTGAAACTATGAAATGCGCCGGAAGTTTGGCGTATAACTGGTATACTCATTTGACCTCACCATTAAACTCCTGCGACGGCGGCAAAGCGACCGAGTTCATCTTTCTGGCGCAACTTGCGGTGATCTATAAAAACGAAGGAATCATCTGTCATTCGGGCTTGCGGCAATTCTCTATTCACCGCTCGTTTGATCCAATTACAATTGGCACAAAGCAGTTGATAGATTTCGCCCGGAACTGTCTTCAAAACAGTATCGAGCAATCGAGAACCTTCCGCCCCTTTAACTCTTCGACATTGTGCCCCATCTCCCATCACGTGGTCGATTTGTAGACACCGGGTATCCTTACAACCTCGGGAACCATCTGCATTAAAGGAAGTACAATCCTGGTCGGAACACCGTCCTCCGAGATACTCAATTACGGCTTCTCGCTTCGCCTGATACTTTAGATAAGCATTGTCTTTCTTGTAAACCCTTCGCCTGAACTTTTCATCGGTAGCGTACCTCTCTCGTTTCTTTTCATTCAATTTTGAAAGATACACTTTACGGGCTTCCGCAGGGAGCGATTCCAACCATTTATTATTGCTCATTAGGTTTGCCTCGCTTGTATTCCTTGTTGGGTCCACATCGTCTGTTGTCCTGTTAAATTGTTCCACCCATTTAGAAAAATGTTCCGTTCCTCTTCGGTAAGTCCTTCCGCCCTAGCGAGTAGCCCTGCGGTAAACTTCTGGTTTGCAATCTGGAATCTATTGTCATCCGCGAACATCCAGATTAGAGCGAGGAAGCCCCACGAATAAATGTACTGCATGAAGTCCGGCATCGGAGCCCATGTCTGGTTCAGACTAGTGATCTCCGGGGCCGCATTCATTACGTGTAATGATACAGGGAAGTTGGCCGACGGAGAAGGCATTACACGGAAGGTAACATTCCCGTTACCATCTTCCACCTCCGGGCCGATATACATTGGTCGGGCCTGAATGGAATCGAGGGCAAGATTATTCTCTACCTTCAACTCAATCCACTTTGCAGGCGTCTTCGTAATATCAAGAACAGACGCATGCTCAATGTGCGAAAAGTTCGGTACGGGGACTACATAATCCTGCGCTGTAGCCATTGTCAATACGGGCGTGCCTGTAGCGGCAGTAGGGCTTAGATTTACGAAGTCTACATTTGCTGTAATCTGCGTGGGAGATGTAACAAGATTTACAAGCAATTGACCGTTCAGGAATGCCGTCGCCCCGGTGAGTCCGCCTACTAGAATCAAATTACCTAGAGCGAAAGAGTTTACCGAAGGGATTGTTACAACGCCATTCGTAATAGAGATGTTGCCAGCTATAGGAGCCGAATAAGGGGTCGAAGAGGTATTGAAGGATACTTCCTGCACGTTCCACCACCAAACAAACGGCGGGCCGAGTATGGTCTGCATCACCACATTCGCAATAGTTTTAGCAGGTTCGAGGGAGTTACCAATTCCAGAATTACGGTTGAAACTAAATCGTTTCGCCCATTCTACTGTATCCATGATCTTTACGGTTGATAATGCCATTGGAGATTCCTTCTAAAAACTTAATCAGATCAGTCTTGTTGTACTTCACAAGATACTGAATGACTTTGATGATATGTGGCTCTAACTTTCCCAGAGCCGTGTTGCATGTCGCACACAAGATTCCACGATGTGTACCGGGCTTATCATGTTCATGGTCAGTGTGCCAAACATCGTTGAAGCCCTTACCCCACTTCAATCCAGTGCGTCCACAGATATCACAAGCATTTCCTTGTGCCACTAATTCAGCATCTCGTTCTGCGAGCGTCCAACCATATAAAGTCACGCATTGGCGTTCATTCTTTCGCAAGTTGTGGGCGGCGGGATCAAGGGCACGAGCTTTATTCGCCCTATCCCGAGCGCATTGCTTACAAAAACGAAAACTCACTTTGTCGTTAGAAAAATGACCCGTGTTTTCAGGGGTATACTCGTGACCATTGCCGCAATGTGTGTTCATAGTTTCTCCTATTTAATAATACCATTAAGGAGAACCTATTGTCAAGAAAATTATGAACTGAACCCAAACAAAAGTTTCTTTGCTAAAGCCAATAACCCAAAAGAACCTGTAAACTCTTGATTTGAAAGGAGATAGCTCCAGGGACCATATGGGGCCGCCGGACTTATCGGGTTATATGAGTATCCAGTATCCATCACATTTGAACCAGGCACGAATCCCCAATCGTCCTCTTGGTTCGCTCCAAAGCGTACAGCGTTCTGCAATGCCTTCTGCCAGATTTCCCATTCGGTCTGGAATTTGGCACGCACCTTCTGGTCTGGGTTGCGCCTATAGCACTGCGCGAAGAATCCTTGCTTGAAGAAACTATAAAAGTCGTCCGGCACGGGGTCTAAGTATTGCTGTAACGAAGTGAAAAACGGAACTTTCGCTTGAGCGACAGGCTGAATCAGCCATTCTGGGCCGGTCTCCGCGACCAACGGGCTTACGCGGAATCCTTGTCCCTTGGGATTGATTGCAATCCATTGCACGGTTCCATCCATGACCGTAGTGGCTATTGCAGTCGGATTTTGCACGGTAGGATATACCGGATTCAGATTTGTAAGGAACGGGTTCGTAGGCCCGCACGTCAACACTTGGGAAGGATTATTTATCGGAGCGAGGTTATTTACTGTCCAGAGATTTCCGAATGCATCATGTATACTCGTAGAAGGCGCGAAAGGTTGCATTGCAGAAAGCCCAACGGGATTGAAATACTGCATTCCGGGTCCGGGGTTAAAGTTTCCCGTCGGATTGACTTGAGCGGGTAAACCCCACATGCCTGATTGCATCGTATCATTCTGCATCCAGCAAATACGAGCATCATTGTTATTGGACAGGTTGAAGGTAATAAGAAGATCGCGTTTCACCATTACCGGATACACAGGTTTTGGATATTGCGTACAGGAATAGTTCACTGCTGAGCAACTTTCTAACCAGCCGAGCAATACCACATTTGGAACAAAATAATCCTGTTGCCAACTGTTTAGAAAGAAGTTTTGAACACCACCCCCAGTCGGGTCATTCCCCGTTGCATATGGCGAGAAGAGTCGGTTCCACTTCCAGTTAAACGGTTCCCCATTAGGCCCGCCGCAAAGCATCGCTTGCATTACATCATTAGCAATCGAAAGGGCAGGGGCGTCAGAGAATCCGCCCGTAGGGAGAGCAGGTGCCAAATCGGAGAATGCCCTTGCGTCGTCCACGAGGTCTTGCAATTTTATGGAGGATGAGCCTATATAATTACCCTTTACTTTCCCAGCGAACAGCGGCTGCTTTCTTTCCCGACTCTCTATAGGAGTCTAACTGTTCTTGTGTTACATTCTTCCAACGCAACTGAACGGCGTTGAGCAATTCCTCTTCAGTCAGATAGCCCCCGACGAACTGTTCAAAGATGAGCCGAGCGTCGGCAGTGGGAGCGAGGCCCTCCAAGCGGAGATCCGCGACAGCGTTTTCCACCGCTTCGCGACGAAGAAGACTCTCAGAAACCGCTATTGCCTTCAACTTCCAATTTCGACAAATTATAGGTCGTTTCTCTTTGTTGGCATCTAGCCAACGTTTCTTTGATTCTTTTGATGGTTGTCCCATATTCAATTCCTTTCCATATAAAAGAAAATGAAGGGCGAGAATATATGGTTCCCGCCCTAGTCGAGTGTTCCCTCGCCAGGGCAAAACGGCACTCTGCCGCAATTTGTGTTATCGAGATGAGGGTCGCGGCTTTCGAGTCTTTTCAAGTTCATCAACTCGCGCCACAAACACAGGGTTCGTTTTGAGATGCACTAAATATTCATCGGACGAATAGGCATCTACATCAGCAAGCGTGAGAGCCGCGACTTGATCCGCTGATAGCGGTAACTTTCGCTGCTCCGACTGTGCTTGCCTGTTGGCTAGTTCCTGACGATATGCTTGGGCTTCTTTTTGGCTCATGGTTACCTCAGGGTCGTATTCTTCACATGGGTTCTGTAATCCTGAGTAGCGTCAACCCACTGCTCAGATGAATCATCCCATTTCGTGAACTTACAAATTACCGAAGCCGACGGGCTATTGTTCGTTTCGAACTGCATAGCCTTGATGTACTCTTGCTGGGCTTTTTCGAAACGCTCTTGTGAGAACTTGCCGTCTTTTGGTGCAACACACTTGCCCTTTTCGTTGAAATAGAAATTATCTTTCACCGGGGGCAACCACGTTTTACCACACCGCAGGCACCGAATCCACATATCACCATTGATCATCTGGTGCTTGATTACTGCATACTGTGATCCGTTACCACCTGTATGCAACACATGAAGGTCACGCTCGGAAACAACTCCACCCTTCCGGTGAGTGCATGCGTTCTGCTTGGCTTCATCAGAAGCCCGCTGTTGGGCGAAAGTACGACCTTGCTGCTCGCGGTCCTGCTTACGCTGCTTGGCTTTGGTCTCTCGGTCCCCAAGGCGTCCCCTCAGGTCTTCGAGATTCAGTTCACGCTCTTTCTTCTGCAATTCGAGATCGGCAAGTTGTGCCCGCTTGATCTGCAATTCAATTAAAGCAATCTCTTCGGCGGCATTTTTCGGTGCCGTCATTACTTCTTGTTTCTTGTCTTCCATACTCCTCCTTAAATTACTGCTCACGATTGCGGTGACTATGCAAGATCGTGTTGTATCGTTCAGCGCACGGTAACAACGCCGGACCAAAAACTTTATGTGCAAGTTCTTCAGTGAGAATGTTCTTTAGGATCAACTGTAATAGTACAGTGCGCCAGCCTCGATACTTCTCTGCGAGCGGTGCGCCGTGATCGTCAAAACCCATCACCGTATACTCGGGCATGTAGCCGTTCTGCACCCAACACGCCATCTCGGGCTTTTTCATCCCTAAACTATCCGAGTACAACAGCACTAACTTGTCCGGGTGCGGGTGATCCCGGTAATACACTTTCAGATGGCATTCATCGCGGAGTTTTGTAATCAACTCCGCATGGTTCATGATGCGACCGAATCGCATCTGAATCTCTTTGTACTCCTCTGGGGTACACCATTGATATTCCTTGGCGACCTCATTGGAATATTCTTTCTGTTTAGCCAATTCTTCCTTGGCCTGATTGCTGCTGTCGTCATGCCGATGCGTACTGTATTCAGCTACAGCCGCCGCCAACTCGGGCGTCATCTCATCTTGGAGATCGTACGTTTCCCAAGGTGCCCGAGAATCTAACCTTGTGCCCTGACTCTTTTGTATCTGTTCGGGTGTTGGTTCCATGCTATCACTCCTCCTTAGTTTGGCTCATCCGGCGAAATGAACGTCTGCCTTGGAGGAGCTTTAGCACTTCGATGTCGTATATTAGTACATAACTAGGGGATCAGCCCAGCCTGCCTCTAACGCTTTCAGCCCGTGTTAACCCAGACCTTCCACTGTTTCTATAGCAGATGCTAATCCAGCTTCTGCGGTAGAATCAATCGTTTCATCAAAACTTTCTTGACACATACTTCTAAATTCTTCGTCATTCTGATGTTGAATATGCTTCAACCGTCGCAAATCGCTATTCACCCTCCTCAATCGTGCGATAGTCTCTCGATGCAGTTTGATGCTCTGTTCGAGCGTGATAATGTGCTCGGCCATTGCATCAACTATTGATTGGCTGTAAAACTGTGGTTCTTTCATATCCTCCTCCAAGGAAAGAGTAGGGCTGTACCACCTATACAGCCCACTCAATTTTCACGCTGCGGTCAAACCATATCTACGCCGAATACTCGCAGAATAAGATTTCATTTTGGCAGCTTCTGGGTTTTTTATAGCTCGCTCTTGTTGCCAAGCCCTTTGATACTCCCTACTTTTTTCTAAGTTGTCATAATATCGCTTTTTAGAACGCTCATTAATAGCGATACGTTTTTCTTCAGATGTATGATATTTCAAGGGTGTAGACATATTCTCCTTTCAAAAAGAATTGGGGCGTGTTGAAAGGCACGCCCCGCCTATCGTTCATGAGGCGACAGGTTAATAGACTTCAGGCAACGACTGTCACAAGCACCTGACAGTACACCATCATAACGGGGTCGCCGCTATTCTGTGTCGGTTCTGGGTCAAGTGAGCTAGATGCAAAGTCACAAAATGGAAATTGCACCTCAATAACTGCCTGGCCGACAGCCAGACCAGTGATCAGACCTGTGGCGCTGACCGAGGCAACGTTGGCATTGTAACCTGCGAACGGCGACGGCTTATACCATGCGGGCGAATCTGCCTGCGGATCATTGTAACTCTTGTACACTGGCGAGCCTACCCAAGAGACGTACGTAACATCGTGCACATCTTTCAGGACAGTCGTCAATTGACAAGTGTCGGAATACACAGTTCCACCGTACGTCTTGCCTCCAAGAGACAGAGTCAGAGCATACTGGGCATTTGCGCCCACAGGCTTGCTGGAACTGGCGACTGCGCCGTAGCCCTGCCCGTTTAGACCACGAGTGTCATTGGCGGTAGCTTCGGTAGCGACGGTCAATCCGCCGCTGGCGCAGTTAGTGATGTTGGTGCCGGTGACTTGGACGTATGCTGCAACGCCCAGACCATCGGTCGGATTGTGTTGAGGATTTGGATTGCTCATTGAATTTTCCTTTCAGAATTTGTAGCGGTCGCCAGAACAAATCTTACTTATATGCGACTGATGAACCTTGAATCGCAAGGCGAGATCGCAAACTCGAACTCCACCCTGTCGCAATCTCCGAATCTCAGAGACTTGCGTTTCAGATAAAGTACGATGCGAATTACATTGTCGAATCCTTGCATCTAGGGAATGCTTTTTCCCATTCCATGGATTGAATTGTGACACCCTTAATCGGGCATTGTCACTCATCTTTCGGAGAGCTAATTCTGTATGCTTATATCCTGATGAACCGTCCCCACCATCTGTGAGATTCCTTAAATATCCCATCCCAAGGTCTTTACGACCATAGTAAGAGATCAGAAAAGTTTCTGCAAATAGTGCGTCTTGTTCAGATACAAACTCTTGGATTAACACCCGTGACGCATCATTCGGCGGTTTAGCGCCTTTTCGTCCATGTCGCCAAAAGGCACGGTTTCCCGTACCCTTACCGACATAGTATGGTGTACCGTCTTCACGGAGCCATAGATAAGTGTAGAACATAATTCTCCTTAAAGAATTGGGAAGGATGTTAAGGCACCCTTCCCGCCACAGGATCATGACTTCCTGTAGTATCTTGTTCTGGCTTAAGCCATCAATTCAATTAGCTAATAGCTGCAATTTGTTACTCGCCTTTCGGCGGGATGAGCCATTTCTGCTCATCTCTCATGGTTGTATTCCCATGAGATCAGACTATCGCATCACCTTTCGGCGTTCTCTCGCTTAGTCGTTCAGGCTGCTTTCGCTTGCCCCTTGTTGGCATTTCAGCGTTCAAGTCAATCAGAGAGAATTTAAGCGGCTCCATTGTATTAAAGCCGCATCGATTTGACGCATCATTTACAAATCGATAAAATCCGCATGCGTTAAGATTCCTAGCTCACTGCACTTGCAGCGTCGAGAAGTCTCATACGGATCGTAGTATCGGGTCCAAGGCTCGTCGTGAAGTGCACACGATAGCTCGTCCATCCGGGGATCAACCCTTCAGGATCGGCAACAGTCGGCTCTGCGTTCTGCACGATGTTGCACTCGATGTTACGCCACTCACCGTTGCCATAGCCCACATCACCCTTCGCTCCAAGGTTGACGGAGAAGATACCGTCGCGCCCGAAGATATAGGTGCGGAGTGCGACCAGTCCAGAGTACCCACCGTAGTTCTGGGTCTGGGTGACGAGGTTCGTCTGGAAGAACTGAACGCCGGTAGACGGCAGTTCAATGACTTCAGTCAGATCGACCGAAACGAGACTTTCCATCTTCAACTGGCCCACCGGAGTGTGCTTCAGAATGTCGATGGGAGAATCGTTGCTGTTGTCAGCAATCACATCGCCCAAAGCGAACGGGTGTATGTATTTGTGTTTAGGCTAAATTAGACAGAACACATATGCCCCATTTCATCATGCAAATACTCTTTGCATCTAGGGCAATGATCTATATCTAAACCCTGATTCACATCAGGTGCACTCTCACAGTCGCCTGTGAGATCAGACTCTATCTTCACTTCCAGATCTTCGGAAGCGCTTGACGTATTAGTCGTTACAGATTTTTGATGGTGCAAAAGTTTCATCTCCTGATACATTTTTTCTCGCAAGTCAGGATTTTCTACTTTATGCAATCGAACAAACTTCAAGAGCAATTTTGCTTGTTCCCGTTTTTCTAATAGATACGGGAGTATCGCGAGCAAAAACTTCTCTCGGGATTCATTCGAATTCAATACCCATTTGTAGCAAATCTTGTTCGCACGTCTGTCACTGCAATAGTAAGTGCCGCCTACGACTTCAACCAACATTTTAAGCAACGGCAAATAGGTATTCGTCACACCCAGATTAGCGGTGTAGTGGAAACAATTAGTTTTGCTATTTTCGGGCCTTCGTATCTTAGATATCGTAAGGTGTCCCTCGCCATCGATAATTCCAGCGATATAGGCAAACTTCGTTTTTCTCATCAAATCTTTCCTCGGTATTGTCTGCTACTATATTAGTATAACAGAGGTCCACCGATTTAGTCAAGTTTTTTAACGCAGGAGCCATACTAGCAACCCGCACAAGCGGACATTGCCTTTTGGTTAACCCCTGCGAACGTCTTCGTGCCTTCGTCGAACGGACGCACGCTGCGACCCGCCAGCGACTGAACGCTGTTACGAATCTGAGAGAGCGACAGAGCGGTGAAGCTCGAAGTGCCCGAAGCGGCCAGTTCAGTAAGGACACTGGCATCGATGCTGGATGCACCATCAGCGGTTGCACGCACGAGTGCGGACAACGATTCGCCAAGGCGATACGACATTTCGCGGGCAACGTTCTCGACGGTGTTGTCAATGGCAGTCGCCAAACTGAGCGAACTGAAATTGGCGTAGTCAGCATATTCTCCAATCGTGGCAGTGGTCGTAAGAACACTGACAGATAGAGAACTGCCGACAGTACCTTCCGTAGTCTGGGCCACGTTTGCGGCCAACGGAACGTACATGAACCAAACGTGTTTTGGATTTAAGACTTACTGTCCCTTATGTCACCATAAGGTCGCTCTCATTGTCACCAATGAGTTCGGGCTCTATCTTTGTCATTACTTGTGAAGAAGTAATGACATTTAGCGTATTAGTCTCTACAGATTCTTCTCTCTGATTTAGAAGACAGCACTTTTGTACTAACTCCCGACGTTTTTCCTGTTCACCATAACCTAAACGACAGAAGTCCAAAGCGATTTCTGCTTGCTTTCGTTTGATTACGAGGTACGGAAGAATTCCCAAAAGAAACGATTCTCGATTCTTTTTACCGGAAGGATGCCAAACGTATTGAATTTTCTTGGACCAATCAGTGTGTGATCTAGTGTAAAATTTTCCACCAAAATTACCCACCAACCATTTCATCAAATTCATAGACGTGTTGTAAATTATAATTTGCAAAAAGAAAGCGGATTGTCCATCCGGCTGTCGTTCGTGCAAACACACACAACCTTCACCATCAAATATTCCGGCCACATACGGCCATTTACTGCTCATAAGAAGCCTTTCCTCGGTATTGTCTGTTGTCAGATGTTCACCGATTTAGCTAAATTTATTTAGTACGGGACCATCATGTAATCTCGTACTGATTACCTGAATTAACAGGGAGGTCCAAACGTTCTGAACAAGCAACGAATGGGGTTTGCGCCTTCAGGTTCTCACGGAATTTCTTCATTTATATTCCGTTATTGTCAGTATACCACAATACCCTACTCATGTCAACAGCCTGACGTTTACGACAAGAAATCGTAAAACTTTACCGTGGACTGAGGCAGGTTGGCTTGCTGGTTTCCTGCGGGTGAAAAACTCATTGGAGTTTTCCTCAATTATCGACGAGATGTAGGTTTTGGCGGCATTTTTTCCGCCAACTCATTTACATGTTTCGCAAATGCGGGATTCTGTAAATTCTTCCGATATACATCGGAAGGCATTCTGTCGATTTCTGCCATAGTCAATTTTTCTATCACGCCTGTAGGAAGCGTATCAGAACCCATGCTGGATGCTATACGATTATTAAAGCCTGATGGAACTGGACTAGGACGCTTTTCCGTCGGTACACTGACGGACGATTGCGACACAGGAACCTCGCTAATCCGAGCGGGTTCCGGTGCGGGTTCCTGCGATTTCGGAACCTCAACCCCGGGTGCTGGTACTTCCGGCACGGGTGTAACCTCACGCACGATAGGCGATGGAAAAAGCAATCCGGCTTTTTCCATCTCAACTTGGGCATACTCAAAATTCTTGACTGTTGGCTTTAGCCCATTTTTAACCATCCAGTCACAGACCGTTGCTATGTTCTCCTGACACTTGTAGAATTCAGGATGCTGTGCTAGCCACTCTTCTGCATTCTGACGTGCCATGAGTTGATGCGTTTGTAATTGCGTAGTATTTAGAGTATCTCGAAGGACACTCGGCTTTACGCCAACTGCGGATTCCAAAAGTCTATCGCGAGCAGATTCGAACTTCTCGGGGTCATTCAACTCTTGAGAAATAGCAAATCGTTCTTCCGCAGATAGTGGCTTCTCCGCAAAGTTTACAAGCGGCTGAATCTTCTCAATTTCAGGTGCGATCTCATCTTTCGTGCCGCGACCTAACCGATTTTCACGGGAGAGAGTTCGCATCTTGCGAACCAACTCCATATTCTGATCTCTTAACTTCTCGACCAATTCAAGTTCGGTAGTATACAGGATTACCTGCTTGCCACCGAGCGGTCGATTATGCTCATCTACCGGCTGATACTCATACCGCTTTTGTACCGGGGCGAGCGGATCGGGAACTGCCTGAACTACTGGCACTACAGGTGCCACAACTTCAGCAACCGGGGTTTCAGGAACCTCTACTTCTAGAACAACTGGAACTGTGCTCATATACTCCTCCGTATATACTGCTTGTACTCATCGGCGGACATGGCATCCGTCAAATCTATACCTTTCCAGAGTCGATGGACTCTGTGCATCTCTTCCGGCGAAAATTCCGCCGATGTAATCAACTCATTGTCTGGAGTAGGTGTCGCAGGAAATGGGTCTTTATAAACCCGACGACGATATATTAATCGTTCATCATGCTTACCTTTGATACCTTTTTCAGCTAGGACTTTCGCCACCCATCCGTCTTCAGATTTACCAAATATCGGTGCAGCAATTACCATATCCATACTCTGGGGGCTCAACCAATAGCCCGCCCCACCGTGCATGTACTCTAGATAATTTCCACCTACATACGCTCGAACTTTCATACCAACGTAATAGTATTTCTCAAAACCACTTTTTAGAAGCCGATCTAGGCGAACATAGGCATCGTCATCGCACTTGAAAAAATGGGTGTATCCATTTTCCTTTGCCCATTTTATCGCCGCCTGTACCTTAAGCGGCAGACCCATATATGTATCTGGTACTTCTAAAAAGACTTCATCCGGCAATGCTGTGCGATCCCCACCACCATAAAAGAATCGGACATGCTCATCAGACCATGTCTCACGTATTTTTTGTGGGGCGTATATGTTCTTATGGCATGTAATTACTGCGATTAGGAGTTTCAATTAAATTCCTCAATCACTGCGGTTACCGCGTCTTCCACGATATCCTGTCGGCGATTGTTGTAAGCATTGATCGAACACTCTTCTTGAATGCGCTCCATCAATCCTACATAAAACTGTGCTACTGCTTTCGCCAAATAATGATTGGCGCAGACTTCAGCGGAGTTAGCAGGGTTAGTGTTTATCAATTTGAAGTTGAACTTTCGAACTTGATCTTCCATGATCTTCTGTACGATATCGAATCCCCGTTGCTTTACATATGAAGAAAGAATTGCTTTTTCGACATCGTCGAGTTGTAATTCTACATCTAGTCCTTTCAATAGATCATTCTCAATTTTCAGCATTCTCCTCCTAACATCCTTACTGTATTTCGCCGTCCCAAACTTTCTTAAAGATTAGGGTAAGCCAAGCGATTACGCAGAATTCATTCGCCCATTGTCCGAGTTCGATGAGTCCGTCACCTATACTATAAATACCATCTTTGAAGTCAAACACATCCGCAAGGGAATTAAGATGAGTATCCTTCGTCATTACGCAATGGACATCGTCCAGCATATCCGCAGGTAACGTTGTCTGACCTTGTATTCCTCTAAGATCATCCAATTTAACGGGATTCATCATTACAGGGAATCGGTCATGGTTAGAGATTAGAACAGCTTCATTGCTGGCAATACCAAGACCAAGGGATGCCCACGGTGCAAGTAAAACCCAGAGGCAAGAGACACGGAGGAATCTACGAATTTTATTCATACAGCCTTTCCGTACAGGGCATTCATTTTCGTGGTCCGTAGACCCCTGCTCCACGTTACATCACCGTTGGCATCTGGCCTTCTAACCCACCTGTTGAGGGCTCTCCCAGAACCGTCTCGCTAAGCCCTGAGGCTTTTGCAGAGGCGATTACTAGATCACGCTTAATACGATTGTTGGATGACTGATCTTCCAATTCCTGCTTCTGTGCAAACTTGTCATTGCTCTGCTGTTGCGCGGCTTGCGTCCTCTGCGCGGCGATTGCAGCGGGAGAGTTCGCATCCTTTTTATCCTGCATTGCTTTCGGCATCGCCTTGACGATATCCTGTCCGTTCTTCCACTCAGAGGCTTCCATCCACATTTTGAAGACTACGTTGTAATCAATGTACAGACCCATCTCTCCTAATGCTTGGGTAAGCTGTGGGTTGTCAAGGAACTGCGTCAACATAACCATCGACTGAGCCATGGTTCGTTTCGCAGCCATGCTTGCGCCCGCTAGGACTTCGAAGTCCATTTGGGCGTCCCAATACCGCTGCATATCAAGGGCCTGTGTAAGCGGACTGCCGAGCACATCACCCAATATATGGATGATGCTCGCGTCAGACATTTTCGTAAATACCAACTCGTCCACGATATACAGGAACGGTTTGAAGACTTGCTCAATGAAATTATCCAATGGGCCGTCTAATCTTGTCGCACTAGCTGATGCCTGAATTGTAGCACCACCTGAGGTTCGACCCATGGAAGAACGTGGTCCTGCTGAACTGCCTTGAACTAACTGTTGATCTGCGCCAGATGACGATTCCGTCGCCTGCTCAGATTCTTTTAGTGCATTCCAAATGTCACCGGGAACCTTAGGCGTCTCCATTAGAGTGAAAGCCTTGTCCGTTTCCCCATCAACCGTCATGATCTTGCCGACGTTTGTTTTGACCATCTGTGTAAGGTTATTCCCGTCCCTACGTTTTAGGTAAACAGGATTTACGCCATACGAAAGGATTTTCAGGATAGCGTTAATCGTTCCTTGATCTACGCGTTGGTTCTGGCCGACAATAAGGCCGAGCCCCATGCCGAAGAATGCTTTCGGTCGATTCCACCAGTTGGATGAAAGAAATGGAATGCGTTTGAATTCATTGTCTCCGGTATAGATGACTTTCTTATTATCTAACACCCGGATTTTCCGTTTGCTGTCCCAATATTCCAACACCTCCAGTTTTGTGCGGAGTGGGTCTACTGAGTTCGCAACGTTTACATCCTGTGCGTGATGAACCGCACCCTTCATGTAAAGGGTTTGCTCTGTCTGCAAATTGCTGGCGGGAGCCGGGGGTTGAATCCACGCGTCTTTCAAATTCTCGGGGAAAGACCATCCATCCATTACAGATGCATCTTCTTTCGCAGCAAGTAACAATGCCTGCTGGAGATCATATAGTTCATAGAAGTCCATGTAACGAACGTCTACAACCCACTTCGCATCTCGGATATCGGGGACATCTAGTTTCGGGTCCACAAGAACTTTGTCCAGAGGACGATGCTCGAAGAATGGCATCGGGACAGATTTTACAGTTGTCGTGATCTCTGGCGGCTGGTCTAATGAAACGCTTATCGTAGTCTTTTGTCCGTCTGGTCCTACGTCTTCCTTTAGAATAGCGGCTTTGCGCCGGGACGTAACAATTTCAGTCCAGTCGTATCCCCACTTCCAAATTCCCGTTCCTAGGTGAGCCATTGTCTCAAGACCCCATTTTGTTTCGGTCTTGAATTTGCTCTTGTCCAGAATGTACGAAAATAATGCTGTCTTTGCATCAATTATATTCTGATGTTCGCCGGGTCGCGGTCGTAGAATCATCGGCGGGTCATCGTAAAAGAGACCTTTGTACAGTTGTGGAACTACTGAATTCACAATCTTCGCAACAGTAAACCGCTGTATATTCGGTTCGAGGACATAAGTATTGTCGTAAACAGTCATCGGACGCGGTGCTTGAAATAGAAGGTCGGCATCCACCGTTGTTGCTACTAGCACTTAGTAGGATAAGTCATTTCTGCTTATCTCATACGGTTACATTCCCGTATGGTCGGACTATCGCATCACCCATAATTAGGTGCCCGCTCATTTAGTCTCTCAGCGTGCCTTGCGGCTTCGCCCTTGTTGGCATTTCAGCGTTCAAGTCAATTAGAGTAGGTTTTACTGGCGCAATACTCTTGACGCCAGAGCAAATTCCCAAATTTGTTACTGCTTTCGCAGGATCAGACATTTCTGCTGACCTCTCACGGTTGTTATTCCTCGTAAGTTCGGACTATTGCTTCGTCTTTAGACGCCCTCTCACTTAGTCTCTCACGGTGCTTTCGCTTCCGCCTCGTCTCCATTTCAGGGTTCCGAGTCAATCAGAGTGGGTTTTAAAACAGCAGATTTTGTTTACTGTTTCTGGAGAAGAAAATCTCTCGCAGCTTGTGCAGAGCCGACGACCAAAGCTAAATCGGAGGATAATCCTTTTGGATCACCTTGAGTTCCTTTGATATCGCCCGCTGGGGTAAAATTTTCAGCAGTCAGTGGCTTGTGTGCGTTACCGTCCGACTGAATTTTTGCATCAGTCACTTCAGGCATGTGCCTCCCGTTCCTTTTTCGCAGCTCGATATTTTCGGTTTGCTAGAGCTGCCTTACTCGGATTTTCCGACCGTCTCCTGATATTTGATTCGATTACCGCAGGACACGGTATTCCTCTCTTGGACTCACTCAAATGCTTACGATGGTCTAGTGATTTGGGTCGTCCCGTCAAGGCTAAAGCAACGGCTAATTTTTGGTGTTCAGTATTCGTACATCCCTCACGAGTTGCCCCGCCTAGGCCACCTTCCGCCAAATTATAACCAATTTCCAAATCTCTTGAATCAAGAGTTTGAATAAAAAACTTTTCTAAGGCGTTCATTTGCTCTTTATCACAAGGACGAACTAGTGATGAAATCACAAACGCCTCAGGACCATATTTTCGTATGGCACGGTATAGAAGCGGCTTGTCGTTGGTTCTACCGCCAGATATAGCTCGACGACACTGCAAAGCGAGATATGTTGATAGGTCATCTCCTGAATGTTGCCCAATGTAAATCTTGGAATTCACCGTATTTGTGATTGCGTAAATATGCATAATTAACTATACCATATTCCCCAACAGTTGTCAACCATAAATTCCTGCTTCTTCAAATGGATCGCAATACCCCGCCGCCATCACCTGTTCAGCTTGTACTGCCTCTCGCGCTGAAAGATCGGGATTTTCCAACGCAGCATTCAACGCCCTCTGCTTAAAACATTTGGCATATGTCCCTTTACCGTACAAATGGTCATATTGCTGTTGTGCTTGGCTGGAGATGCCGAAATCGGGGCTGGCCGCTTGACGCTTACCTTCCATATCAGCATACCCAGAAAACTGATCTACCAAAATCGACAATGCACTAACGATATCATCATGTGTAGAAGCCGCAGTTCCGAAATTGGATAATTCGGAATACAACTCTTCGAGTCCGACGCATTGATTCGCAAAAAGAAGCCTGTCGTCACCAAGATACCTCAGCACCGGCTTCGCCTTCATATCTTTTGCGTTCTTCTTGTTTCCTTGACCGAGCGGGACGAACTCTATAGGAACACGAACACGTAATTTGTCCATTTCCCGATAAATTTCTTTTCCTAACCATTTCACGCCTACCGAATCTTCGATACACATGCGTGATGGTTTCCATTGGTTTGCGACGGCGGCTATCTTACCCGGCAACTCATATTCATTCCATCGACCGCGTTGGCAATCAATGATGTAAAACCGCCCTCCGTAAATTAAAGATGTCAGAATTACTGTATAGTCCGCCCAACTTTTCGTAGAGTAAGCAGTGTCTATACAGGTAACCACAAATCCCGTCTGCGGCAGTAAATTGGAATTGATCGTTTTCCGATGAAGCAATTCCAACGGAAATTTTACAACGTGGGCCTTGGTCGGGTCGTTGAGGTATTTTACAGCAAATCCTTCTACGTCGTGACACTCGCCCTTTAGAAACTCGTAGGTAAGCTGGCCGGGAACGTTAAACCACAATTCCCAATCAGACTCTACCATTTCGCTCTCAACTTTGCCTGCTTTTACAGCAGCCTGATTCGGCCACCATGCAGGCCGTAAATATACCTTCATCTTTACAGGATCACCATTTTTGACACATTTTTCAATGTGCTTCATGTCCTGTCCGTAGGTATCGTCGGAGTCGTACCATGTCCCGATTTTATCGTAAAATCCGTACGGGACTTTCATGGCTTTATTGATGCTAACCTGCTTGTTGACGTTCTTGATTCGGTCAACCGTCCGGCTATTCTCGTTCGTTACAACGTCATCCAGTTTCATGACGCCGACGTGCCATCCTGACAAGTTCTGGTCAATGGATGCTGCGAACACCGTACATTCCTTGTCAACAAATGCCGACGCAGGAGTTTGAAACTCTTGCTGTGTTCCGTCGTCCTTAGGAATACAATGCTCAGGAAATAGTACCTGAAATAGAAATATTGACCCATCCGGCATCATGCGCGGCTTGATCGACTTCTTCGTGTGATACAGATTCTCAGCGTCAGGATCACTGTCGTCCAACTTGAAATGTCCCTTGATTTCTTTTACGAAATCAACCGCTAGATCGAGCACGCCCGTAAGGATCATGATCGTAATTTCTGGCCAGTTAAGGATGTACTGAATTACGTCCGCCATGTCAATCGACGACTTAAAGCCGCCTCTAGGCACGAGCAATAGTCGCTCTTTCTGGTCGACGTACTGCGTTGCGAACTCCTTGAAAGTAGGAATCAGGGGATTCTTGCGGACGAAAAACTCGTTGCAGATTTCCTCGTGAGTGTTGTGAACCGTTCCATCAATCCAGATGTAAGTCTTATCCGTCGTATCCCTGTACTTTTCCAGCAAATGGCATAGCGCGAATAAATTCGTTTGGGCCATGTACCGATATAGGAGCATGCGGTCTTGTGATGCGGGGTCATCTGTAATAACCCCGTATGCCTTACAAACAGCAATGATTTTCTTCTTGATAGGGTCTGTCAACCGCTCGAAACTCTCGTACGCGTTGTGAGCCATGATGTCGAGGGGCATATCCTTGTGCTGATAATTGGTGTCTGCCTTGTGCTTGTTAAACCATGTTTCTAGTTGATCGACTCTCACGACGCAGTCTCCTCGCTATTCTACTGCACAAAACCCCTCGTCAAGATAAAGAGCAGCATTTCTAAGAATCGTTGGTCGATACTGCGGGTGCTGCTGGTGTTGGCATCGGTGGGGCGGCTGCGGTTAAAGGGGCAGGTGCTCCCTCCGTTGGTGCCGCTTCACCATCATTAGGCGTGCCTGCATGATCCTCAAAATGATTGTGAAGATCAGACATATCATTCGAGACATGAGTCTCATCAGGATGATGAGCGGGATGATGATGCACATGAGTATGAATCAGTTTTCCGTCATGTGCACGAGTAGTACGAATTTCCTTGATATGCTTCGGTGGTGCCTTTTCTTTCTTGCCGGGAATCATATCGAATACATGTGAATCTGCCATATTGTCCTTTGCTGGGATAACCTTTTCTCCCTTGTGTAGCAATGCCAAACCTGTCTTGGGAACGTAATCAGTGCCGTGCTCAAAACTACCCAGCGGCTTTATGTACTGGTCAACAGGGATTCGCTTCTCGGGCGGTTTATCTCCATACTTGGCACCCGGATGAATCTTGTCAACCTTCTGCGGGGGGTTCGCCTTTGGCATGTCAGCAGGACCGCTTACTGCCTTCTCGTATTCTTCCACATTCTGCTTGCGGTTACCTAGGCCCGATTCTTCACGGCTTCCGGCACCCATATTCAAAAGTCTTTTACTTAGATCGAGCTGGTCTGGCATAAATATTCTCCAATTGATTCGCTGGTCCGATTAGATACTTATCCTTCAATTCATTCCACAACTTTCTCGTCCAGAACTCCATTCCGTGATTTGGACTATACGTCGGATAAAATTTTTTGAACAATTTCATTGAGGTTCCAACAGCATGCGGCATCTCGCCAATTGCCCGCAAATACATAAGCACAAGAGAAGCACTACGGCTGTGACCAAAATTGCAAGCGACTAGAACCTTGTCGCCCGCCGCTAATCTCTCATGAATGAAATCTAACCCTTTGAAGATCAATTCTTCTGGAATCATCTCGGGATCATCCAAGTCCAAAATGTTCAAGGCGAGAAGATTCCCCTTGCGAACCCAAAGGTAGTTCTTTCCGGGGGGCGCTCCGGGTGTGCTATAACCTAATATCTCTTTATGTCCACCGGGGCCATACTTCGCTGCACGAAGATAACTCCACCCAGCCCGCCCTTTGGTCTTCTCGTATGCTTCGTCGTTTCCTTCAAATAGTCTTGGAATTATCTCTTCCATAGGTGTGCTCGCCCGTCGCCAAAGCCGCTAAGCCTTGGGATTTACTTCAAACAACTTCAAACCGAGAGCGTCAAAAGCGTCCTCGATATGCATTCGAAAGTGGTAGTGATCTTTCTTTTTCTTAAATAGTTTTCGACGAATGGCGGCTTTCTTCTTACTATCTGTTCCGTAGAAACTACGTTCTTCACAAGGATGTTTAGGAAATGCCTCACTGCGAATTATCGTAGTCGTGGCGTCTTTGATTCCCCATTTTCGGGAATCGGGTCCACGTATTGCTGAGAGAATGTCCCAAAGGT